TACACCGCCGCCCCAAGTGCAAATATCTATTCCGCGATTTTAGAAAGGGGGATCAAGTTGCCCAGGATCAAAATAAGCGCAGCCGATGCCGCTCGGAAGGCACAGATGGCGCACTGGCCGGCGACGGAGATTGTCATGCGGCCGGTTGGATCGCTTGTGCCGTTCGCGCGCAATGCCCGGACGCACAGCGACGATCAGGTTGCGCAGATCGCCGCATCGATGAGGGAATGGGGATTTACGAACCCCATTCTGGTCGACGAGGATGGCACGGTGATCGCGGGGCATGGGCGCCTATTGGCGGCGAGACAGCTTGGGTTTGAGGAGGTCCCGGTGATGTTCGCGCGGGGTTGGACGAAGGTTCAACGGGACGCCTACGTGATCACAGACAACAAGCTCGCGTTGAACGCCGGTTGGAACGACGAGAAATTGTTTAATGAACTGCTCGGACTAAACAGCGTCGGGTTCGACATCGGGTTGACCGGGTTCACGGCCGAAGAGTTCGACGAGATGCTGACCGGCAACACGACTGCCGAGCCGGGACTCACGGATCCGGACGACGCGCCCGAACCTGCAGAAGTCCCGATTACCGAGCCGGGCGAGATATGGGAGCTAGACGGGCACCGAATCGGCTGCGGCGACAGCACGGATCGCGTGTTTGTCGATCGAATGATGGGACAGGATCGGCCGCAAGTGATGGTGACGGATCCTCCATACGGGGTCGAGTACGATGCGGACTGGCGAAACAGAGCCGTCCGGTCGGACGGGAAGGACCACGGCGGCCGTGCAGTGGGCAAGGTCGAGAATGATGGCCGGGCGGATTGGCGCGAAGCCTGGGCGCTATTTCCGGGCGACGTGGCGTACGTGTGGCATGCCGGTCGGCATGCTAGTTGCGTCCAGCAATCGATTGAGTCCTGCGGGTTTGAGATACGCGCGCATATCGTTTGGGCAAAGAACCATTTCGCGATCGGTCGGGGCGACTACCATTGGAAGCACGAACCCTGCTGGTACGCGGTGCGCGAAGGCGGAAAGTCCGGATGGAACGGCGCGCGCGATCAGACGACCGTTTGGGAAATCGACAAACCTCAAAAGTCGGAGACCGGGCACTCGACGCAGAAGCCTGTCGAATGCATGCGGCGGCCGATCGAGAACAACAGCAGGAACGGCGATTGGATCTATGATCCCTTCTGCGGCTCCGGAACAACCATCATCGCGGCCGAGCAGGTTCATCGAAGGTGCATCGCGATCGAGATCAATCCTTTGTATGTGGATGTCACGGTTCGGCGATGGCAGGAGTTCACGGGAAAGGCGTCCATCCTTTCCGGGGATGACCGCTCCTTCGATGTGGTGGCTGCCGAACGTCAGTCGGCGAAGAGGGAAAATCGATGAGAATCGGCGCGCTTACATTCGGCCGGACTAACGTTAGGCGGTCATTCCATCTTTCCTGGCATAGTCGCAAAAGCATCACGTGGCGATGGTCTGCACATGCGACGGTCGACCGTGCGAGAACTCGCGGGGTCAAGCTCGGGCCGTACTTCTTCCGGAACATCGGGGGCATTCTCTGCGGTCTCAATATTCCGTTTCTGGTGATAACCTTGCAGACGCAGAGCACCATCCTTCGGGAGGAAGTAGGAGGGCGGCCATCCTTTCGGGACGGCCGCTCCTTCGATGTCAGTCGGCGCTCTTAGGCGTTCCGAAGTAGCGGAACACCCGTCCCTCCTTCACTTGGCGCAGGTCGAGGTTGCTCGCGGCGGCCAAACCCTGAACGGTAACCGATGGCCAGCCCGTAAGGTCGAGGATGTCGGCGCGTGTGCAGCCTTCCGGGCTGCACAGAAGGGCAACAATCTCCTCCCGCTTCGTGGTACCGGTGCGGGTCGACTTGGCCGTCCTGGGCTTCCGCTGTGCCTTGGCGGGGGTATTGGCGAGTGCGGCGCGCATGGCGTCAACCGCCGGGTGGCTGATCTCGGCAACCGCGTCCTTGCCAACGTATTCGTCGAACCATGCAAGGAAGGCTGCGGCAACGTTGCGGAGGCTAACGCGGGTCGTGGTGTACGCGGCGGTCGGAGCGGAGTCGGCAAGCGACTCGGTCAGTTCGCGCTTCATACGAACGAGCGGCTGCTCGGGCGCCTCGTGATCGCGGTAGGCGGTGCGGGCCGGATCGGCCGTGGCGGCCTCGGCATCGGAAACCATGCCAGGGTTCGCTTCGGCGGCCGAAACGGAGAGGTCAACTTCGGGGAGGTCCGCCGCGTCCTTCGTGCTCTTGTCGGAGTTCAGGAAGGCCGGGGGAGCGAAGTCGTCGGCCTCGGAAACGTCAACGTCCGCGAAGTCCGGAAGATCAACGTACCAGTTGCCATGCTCGTCCTGGGCAACGTCGGACCGGTTGAGGCCGGCCTTGGCTGCGGCGCGGGCGGCGTTGGACTTAACGGTGTAGGTCTGCATTTGTCTCGTTCCTTTGTTGGCCGGCGTTCCCTTGCCGGTAGACACACCATCGCTCGGATCGATCGAGTCGATCAAGAGGAAAATGTGCTTCCCGCCACTTTTTTCTCGGGGGTACATTTTGGGCGATGAGACGCTACAATCCCGGTATGTTGACGGCTCGTGAATCACTCCTCGTGGAATTGATCGCGCAGAAGCTTCGTCGGGGGCCGGAGGATCCGATCCTCCGAGCGCACTTCGACCAGCTTCGTAATTGGCTCGGTTGCGGTGTCATCATCCCGCTAGAACTGATCAGCGATCTATCGGCGGCGACCGTGCGCGATCGCAAAGATCAGTTGGAACATGCGAGGTCGCTCGCGAAGGGAGCCTAACCGTGTCTTGGTTCGCGATTGCGATCCTGGGCCTTGCCTCGATCGTCGTACTTGTCCCGGCATGGTGCTTCGCGCTGCATTGGTGGATACATTTGCGGAAGCATTGACACCGGCCGACCTGCGAAGCATGCTTCTCGTCCCTGCCAGGGTCAGCTTTCGTAGGCGCACACACCGAAGGCTTTTCCGCTTGGGCACAGACGGCGCTGCACCTTCCGGGCGGCGCCGTCTTGTTTCGATGGCGCTCGGGAATCGGCGTCTGTGGTCTTGGCCGAACCCCCGATCATCGAATAGCGGCGACGGCGACGCAGTCGCACTTTTCGCTGGAAGGTGCGAACGACTCGGGCTAGGCTTTACTCCTTCGCCCGGCACCGCCTAGGGGGACTCGCGGCTCCCGAAAGCTAGAGCGAATGACGTGAGGTAAGGACCGGCAATTGCCTCCGTCCTGTCCCGAGTGCAGTTCATTCGGGCGTTTCCAATGGCGTGCATTGGACGGGTACGGCACGGGTCCGTAACATACGGCGCCACTCGAAAGAGGAGGCGCCGTCACTGTTTTTGCTGTGGCGTGTGTCCCTGCTGCCACGCAACTCCGTGCTAGCGTTGAGTCGGCTCAATGCATGGGGCCGCAACAGGAGACGACATGATGAGGACGATTCTTGCGAGCGCCGCGCTCGCGCTCTTCGCCGGCAACGCGATGGCTGCCGATCTTCCGGTCTACACCGAGCCGGTCGCACAACAGGTCTACATCCCAGCCGGGTTTTCGTGGACGGGATTCTATGTCGGGATCGACGCCGGATACGGCATCGGCCGGTCCGATGCGAATGCAAACTTCGATATCGACGACGACGATCCGGAGACTGAGGGACCGCTCGCGAACATCGGTGTGGCCGTTGGCGATTGGTGGAGCGGCGGAGGCTTGCTCGGCATCAATGCCGGATACCAGTACCAGTTCGGATCCTTCGTGCTCGGCGGCGAGCTTGGCGTTGCCTACACCGGAATCAATGGCGAAGATCGGATCGACGTAAACGTCAACACGGCCGGCGGAGCTTTCGACGCAACCGCCTTCCTGGAAACCGATGTCAACTGGCTGGCGACAGCACGGCTGAAAGCGGGCCTTGCATTCGATCGCGGACTCGTCTACGCGATCGGCGGTATCGCCTTCGCCGATGTCGAGAACGCGGTAGGCTTCGACATAGCGGGCGGCCGCATCGACGAGGATGGTCGCTGGGCCGGCGGTGACTGGCAAACCGGATGGACGATCGGCGGAGGCATCCAGTACGCGCTCACGGATGGCACGGCCGGACGTGGTGCATGGATCGTCGGCCTCGAATATCAGCACGTGTTCCTTGGCGACAACGAGGTAACGGTAAACGGCGGAGAGGGGATCGGTGACGTACCCGTGAACTTCGACAACGATTTGGACATTGTCAAAGCCAGCCTGAGCCTTAAGTTCTAAAGGCCGGTCCTGGTCTGCCGGCCATCATGTGACAGTCTCCCAAGACGAGAGGCGCCCGGTTCACACCGCCGGGCGCCTTTTTCATTCTCGGGTTAGGCGATAGAGCGCGTATCCAAACACGAGCACAACGAAGATCCAAAAAGCGACTCCTGATGTCACGCGCTTTCCCGCCCGAGTGCCTTGTTCATCGCACGCTCGCATGACTCGGCGCCGTGCTTCGTGATCAGAACCCTGAACGCCTTCGTCTCAGCATCCCACTTCGAAAGTATGCCTCGATTGTAAAGGTAATGCCACGCGCGTACCGCGCGAGTCCTGCTGACGTTCTCTGCGGTGATCCAATCCATCACAAGACTCCCTTCCGCAGCATCTTCTCCGCGCATGCCTTCCCGAAGGGGAAGAAGCCTTGCGACTCCTCGTCGGGTAGGAAGACCCCGTTAGCCACATACCGGCCGGTGCGGCAATTCAGTTCGAGCCACACCATCGTTCGGTCGTTGAGGATCCGGCCGCAGCACTGGCATGTCTCCGGCTCGGTGATCCCGTGGACTTTCCGGTGAATTTTTGTGATCCAATGCATCACTCGGTTCCCTTGGTCGGCCGGCTCGCAGCGTACTGCTCCGGGTGAGCTTCCTTGACGTGCTGGATCATGCGGCCACGCGCCTTGTTTCCCTCGCGCATGCCGTAGCCGCGCCCGACACCGGGGATCCCTTTCCGGACCTTCTCGATGTGCTTGCAGAAGCGGCATCCGCGAACGACCATGAAGGCGCCTTCGTGAACCGTGAAAATAGCTTTGTCGTTCGCCATCATGCGACCCCCGTGACGGCGAGGTTCACGAGCGCGACGTAGCCGACGAACACCGACACGGAGAGAAGAGCGAGGCCGGCACGGCGAAGGGCGAGGAAGTGCATGGTCTATGTCTCCTTTGGGGATCCCAAGCGTCCCGCTAGACGCCGCACGCGGCGCCCGGCGGAAGGCTCCGCGCTATCGCGCAGCGGCCATCACCTCAGCGAAGGTCCAGACACGGCCGCAGCCGTTGTCGTTTACCTTGTAGCCGCGCGCGGCGTTGGCGAAGGGCATGGCCAAAGCCATGTCCGGGATCGCCTGTAGGCCGGTGAGGAAGATCCCCTTGCGGGCAAGAGCGGAGATGGTGGTGCGGGAGAAGTCGTTCATTGGAAAGCCTCCTTTAGGCGGTTGCGGATTCGATGGCGTAGAGATTCACGAGGCGGCCGTTCGAGGTGCAGACATCGGCCGCGCCGTCCTCGATGTCGGCAGCAACGGTCGCGAAACCGTGGGGCGCGCCTTCGGCCTCGATGGTGGCGATTGCTGCCTCGATGGAAGCGTGGGAGGCGATGGCGGTGCGGCTGGAGCCGGAAGAGGCGAGAAGGAAGGTGGTGAACATTTGGCCGCTCCGTTTTGGTCTCACCAATAAACACAATCCCCAGAGTCGATGCAACAAAAAAGTGGCAGGGAGCACGTTTTCCCTGCCACAAAAGGTTAGCAACCCATACGACGCTCGGCCGCGCGCATTGCTTGGTATTCGTATTCCTCGTCCGCATCGGCATCCATGCTTGCGAGGATCGCCGGGGAAACGCGGTCACGGTCGACGACCTGGACCTTGCCGCTCCCGTTGCAGTCCGGGCAGGCGCGATCGTAGACGCCGGAAAAGTAATTCTCCTCAAAGTCCGGATCGTCGTTGCAGGCTTCCGCCCACTCGGATCCGGTGAACCCGCCGCCGTCGCATTCGATGTGGCGGGTTGTCGTCCCGTTGCCGCAGCACGAGTCGCAGATCTCCCAACGGGCCGGGAGATTGTGCTCGGTTTCGGATCCGTCGTCGTTGTGTTGGATGTAGGTCATCGTCCGCATTGGTCTTCTCCGGTTTGTGTTCCCAAGCATTCCGAGAGGCGCCGAACTCGCGGCGCCTTCCGCGATGCTCACGGGATGATGCGGGACCATCTTGCGAGCGTGTTGCCTTGGAAGCGGTCCCAAGATTTCAGCGTCCCGGCATGGGGCAGAGCATCAACCCATTCGCATGGCCAGACGTAGCAAGGACGATCCGGTCCGTACTCGTCATGGCGGAGACGGTGATGGGAGGAGATCTTCGCCTCCCCGCTAAGGCGGTAGACGTTGCCGTAAAACATTATGAGGTCGCCTACGTGGAGCTTGTCCGGGGAAACTGATTCGGTGCGGGCGATAAGATCGGTCATTGGTCTGTCTCCGTGTGATTCGTGTGGGTTTATTCAGGGATCGAAACGTAACGGTCGAGTCCGCGCGACCAGTAAAGCGTGATGTGGCCGGTCACTTCGCCGCGTCCATTCTTGATTGCTACGATCTTGGAAGCGGGGCGGGCGGCGGTGGCTGGCTTGCGGCGGGTCATTGGTCTTTCTCCGTGTTTGGTCCTATCTGTATAGATCGAGTCCCATAGGCACGCAACAAAAAAGTGGCGGGACGCACATTTTAGTTTGAGGTAAAAGGATGCCGAGAGGACGAAAGCCTAAGCCAGTGCATCTCCGATTGATCGAAGGAAACCCTGGCAAACGACGGATCAACAATGCCGAGTGGAGGCCGAACGATGAGACGCCGGTTCCCGATGCGCCGGACTATCTCGGCGATGTAGCGGCGGCCGAGTGGCGGCGGGTAGCGCCCGAGCTTTCCGCGATGGGATGCTTGCACCCTACGGTCGACCTATCGGTCCTAGCCGCCTACTGCCAAGCATTCGACCGATGGCGCAAGGCCGAGGAGGTCATGGCGCGCGATAAGACTGGCGGTGCCGGCATGGTCCAGCGGACGCATAATGGCGTGTTCGTCCACAGTCCCATGGTGTCGATCGCGAACAAAGCCATGCGCGATATGGTGGCGTATATGGGCGAGTTAGGTATGACGCCGGTCGCGCGCGCTCGAATAGGCGCGGCGAACCATGGCGAGGGACAAACGGAACTTGAAAGCCTCCTCGCAAAGTAGCCGGGCGCCGACGCGCAACATCGAGCGGGCAAACAAGGTCATCCGCTTTATCGAGAATCTCGTTGTCCCTTCGGGAAAGGGACAGGGCAAACCGTTCCTGCTCGACGAGTTTCAGAAGAGGTTCATCCGGAACGTCTACGGACCGCGCGAGCCGGGCCGGCGAGAACTCCGCCGCGTCCGCCGGGCGATCCTTTCGATTGCTCGAAAGAACGGGAAAACGGCGCTCATCGCCGCGCTCGTGCTCGTGCATCTCGTCGGGCCGGAAGCGCGGCGAAATGGGGAGATGGTTTCGGCCGCGAACGACAGAGAGCAAGCGTCAATCGTCTTCAAGGTTGCGCGACAGATCGTCGAGATAACACCGGGCCTCTCCCGCTATGTGACGGTCGTTCCTTCGACGAAAACGCTCGTCGGTCGCAGGCTCGGCACGGTCTACCGCGCGATCTCGGCCGAGGCAGGAACGAAGCACGGCCTCAACCCATCGCTGGTCGTCTACGACGAGCTAGCGCAGGCAAAGAAGCGCGACTTGTACGACGTGCTCGACTCGTCCTTCGGCGCCCAGGATGAGCCGCTCTTCGCGATTATCTCGACACAGTCGAATGATCCCGAGCACATTATGAGCAAGTTGATTGACGACGGTCTTTCCGGGGACGACCCTTCGATCTATGTGCAGTTGCATGCCGTTCCGGATGACACTCCGGACGAAGACATTTGGGACGAGAAGGTTTGGAAGCTCGCAAACCCCGCACTTGGCACATTCCGCAGCCTGGAAGACATACGATCGATGGCGCGCAAGGCAAAGCGCATGCCATCCGAGGAGCCAAAGTTCCGGAATCTGTATCTCAACCAGCGGGTGTCGCCGCTCGCTTCTCTTCTGTCCCGTGTCGAATGGATGGCATGCAAGCGACCGGAAACAACCATTCCGGAAGGTTCGAAGGTCTATTTGTCGCTCGATCTATCGGGTGTCGTCGATCTTTCGTGCTTGTGCCTGACATCGGCCGAGGACGAGGAAAGCATCGTCGATGCGATCTTTTGGAAGCCGGAAGATCTACTAAAGGAACACAGCAAGCGCGACTTTGGATCCGGAAGCCGGCGTTACATCGAGTGGCGGGATGCTGGGTTCCTGCGAACGTCGCCCGGACGATCAATAGATCCGGAAGTTGTCGCGAAGGCGATTGCGGATTGCTTCAATCGGTACAAGGTACTCGGCCTTGCCTACGATCGCTGGCGGATAAACGACATACGCCGGGAGCTAGACAAGATCGGCCTGGAGACTTACGAGGATACCGAGCCGCAGAAGGATCGCCGCAGGTTGCAGCATTCTGGACTGCGGCTCGTGCCGTGGGGGCAAGGTTTCCGTGACATGGCTCCTGCGATTGACGCTCTTGAAGTCGCGGTCATTGAACGTAAGATCGCACATGGAAACAATCCGGTGTTGAACTGGAACATAGCAAACGCCGTCGCCTCGATGGATCCGGCCGGCAACCGAAAGCTGGACAAAGAGAAGGCGCGATTCAGGATCGACGGGGCGGTATCGCTGACTATGGGAATCGGGTTAAAGTCGAGGGACCGGCGCGAACGGGAAGTCGATCTCGCAAGCCTCATAGGCTAGGAGTTTTCTGATGAACGACATCGTTCGCAAGTACACGATTCGAGCCAGCGAAAAAGGCGATCCCCTTGAGTACGTGATGTCGGACGACTCCGTAGACCGCTATGGGGATATCATCGACGTAAAGGGATGGGATCTAACCGATTTCAAAAAGAACCCAATCGCGCTCTTTGGCCACAACAGCAATTTTCCGATCGGGCACTGGCGCAACGTGCGCGTCGAGAAGGGAAAACTTCTCGGCCGGCTCGAACTCGTCGCGAGAGGCATATCCGAACGTATCGACGAAATCATCGCGCTCGTTGAGGCCGGCGTGCTTCGCGCAGTGTCGGTAGGATTCCGGCCTTTGAAGGCCGAGGCAATCGACGAGAAAGAACCCTGGGCCGGACTGCGCTTCACAAAATCGGAATTGCTAGAGTGCAGCCTTGTCTCTATTCCTGCAAATCCGAATGCCTTAGCTGTTGCTAAGACAATGCACGTATCGGAAGGCACGCAAGGTCTCGTCTTCGGCGAGTTTGCTGGAGATCAAGCGGGCATCATGGCTTTACGGAATATCCCCGGCAAGACGGCCGATCCGAAAGTAACGCAACCCCCAAAGGATCGACCTAAGATGACCCTAGCAGAACGCATTAAAGAGGCTGAGGCGCGTTTGAATGCGCTGCGCGATCAGCTTGTGGCCGAAGTCGCGAAGTCGGCAGAAACGTCGGACGACCCGGCAGCCGCAGTGGCGATCAACGAGCTAAGCGACCGCATCGAAGCGGCACAGCAGACGCATGACTCGCTCAAGAAGGCCGAGGAGCGCCTTGCCTCCGGGAGCGCACTTGTCCGTGCGCCTGCAGCTACGGCTGGCGGAGGCATGGAAACAAGCGGCCGCGTCTTTGCAACGGCCGGACGCAAGTCAACCGGCGTCGATCTGATCGTCCGCAGGATGGCCGTGCATGCGATGGCAAGCATCCTGAACAAGAGCGAGGAGGACATCCTTAACAAGATGTACCCCGACGACTCAAACGTTGCGATGATCACGAAGGCGGCCGTTGCCGGTGCGACCACAACGGCGGCCGGATGGGCGGCCGAGCTTGTCAATACGGCCATGGGAGAGTTCCTCGAAACCCTGCGTCCCAGGTCGGTTTATCCCGGCCTTGCGGCGGCGGGCGGCGGGCGCCTTGCATTCGGTCCGAATGCCGGTGCGATCAAGATTCCATCTCGGGCAGCCACTCCATCAATCGGCGGATCGTTCATCGGCGAAGGTGCGCCGATCCCGGTTCGGCGTCTCGGACTCACGTCCGTTACGCTTTCGCCGAAAAAGATGGGTGTTCTTTCCGTCTTCTCTCGGGAAATCGCGCGTTACGGAACGCCGGCAATCGAGACGCTCCTCCGCAACGAGATCCTTGCGGACACGGCGATCACGCTCGATAGCCTTTTGCTGGACGCTACGGCCGGCTCGACGGTGCGCCCGGCGGGACTGACGAACGGTGTCACTCCGCTTACGGCAACGGCTGGCGGCGGACAGGCGGCCATCCTGGGCGATATCAAGAAGCTTCGTGCTCCCTTCGACACGGCCAACGCAGGCGCAAACCTTATCCTCCTGATGAACCCCGCGCAGGAACTCTCGCTTGCGCTGACTCCGAACTCGGGCGGCGAGCTTGGCTGGGCGGATCCAGTCGTCAACCGTTTCGGCGTTCTCACGTCGACGGCGATTGCGGCCGGAACCGTGATCATGATCGATGCGGAAGACTTCGTTACGGCGACCGGTGACGTTCCCGAGTTCGAGATTTCGAACGAGGCAACGCTGCATATGGAAGACACGACTCCGCTGCAGATTGGTACAACCGGAACCCCGACCGTCGTCGCGGCGCCCGTGCAGTCGATGTTCCAGACGGCGCAGATCGCGATCCGCATGCTCCTCGATGTGTCGTGGGCAATGCGCCGCACCGGCATGGTGCAGACGATTGTTGGCGTGACTTGGTAAGTCGTTGATGGGCGGACGAAAAATCCGCCCGTCTCCAATTAGCTTAAACCGAAACGAGGATACGACCATGCCGAGAGAGAGCAACCGAGGCGCGGGAAGCGGCCCGGATATGTCCGAAGCGAACGCGGAGGCGCGGGCGGCGGCGGCGAATAATCAGGGACAGGCTGGAACGCCGGCTCCTGCACAGCGCCGCACGACCGATCAGAACGTCGACCCGAACGTCGAGGAAATCCCGAGGCCGGTGTTCGACAACGAGGGACCACGGAATACCGAGGAGGCGCGTCGGCAGTCGGCCGAAGTGCTTCGCCGGCAGGAAGAGATGCGGCCGCAACCTTCCCAGGAAGAGGCCGATGCTATCCGACTCGGTCAACGACAGGTCGGTGGCGAGAATAACGAAATCACGCGTCGGGGCGGCCGCGATCGGTCGGAGTAAATGATCCGCTGGCTCTCCAAAGTCTTCCGGCCTTCGGCGGTGAAAGCTGCCGAAGGTTCGTATCGTCCCGGACCCTGGGAGGTTTCCGGAGGATGGTTGCCGGCTTCGTGGGGCGCCTGGAACTTCTGGCAAAACGGGTACGATCCACTTCCCTTCGGCGCCGGATCCGCGATCGTGCAGGCTTGCGTTGGCGCCTACGCCGAAACGATCGCGATGTGTCCGGGAGACCATTGGCGAACGCTTGAGAACGGCGGCCGCGAGCGAGTCACGGCCTCGTCGTTGACGAGGATCCTCAAACGGCCGAACTCGTATCAGTCGATCTCCGACTTCCTTCTGAACTGCACGAGGGAGCTTCTGGAAGATGGAAACGCCTTCGCCTTGGCCGTGCGCAATGGACGCGGCGAGATCCAGGAACTTCACCTTATGCGGTCCCGGTCATGCTCCGGAAGGATCGCGCAAGATGGATCCATCTTTTATGCGCTCGCCGGGAATGAAGTGGTGGATCGGATGTTCGCGCCCGGCACACTATCTGCGGTTCCACAGCGGGATGTATTACACGTTAGATTGCACTGCCGTCGCAATCCCTTGATCGGGGAGACGCCGCTTCTAGCCGCCGTGATGGACACCGGCCTGTCGTCGACTATGAAGCGGCAACAGATGGCATTCTTCCAGAATGGCGGGCGGCCGAGCGCGGTTCTGTCGACAGATCTCACGCTAGACGCAAATCAGGTCATGGACCTTCGCGCTCGCTGGGAAGAGCAGTCGAAGGACATGGCGACCGGCGGCGTGCCTATCCTGACATCCGGGATAAAGCCTGTTCCATGGTCGCAAAATTCAGTCGACTCGCAGCTTGCCGAAATATTGAAGATCAGTGATCAGGCGGTCGCGCTCGTCTATCGCATCCCGTTGGCCATCCTGGGGATCGGGGGGCAAACTTATTCGTCGACCGAAGCTCTGATGAGGCAATGGCACGCGAGCGGTCTTGGATTTATGCTTAACCACATCGAGGAATCGATCGGAAACCTATTCGAACTGAGGGGGCAACCGGACGAGTACCTCGAATTTAATACGTCTGCGCTCCTGCGTTCCTCATTCAAGGAGCGGATTGAAGGACTCGCGAAGGCGACCATTGGCGGAATCATGTCGCCGAACGAAGCTCGTCGCGAGGAAGGCTTGCCGTCAGTGGGTCCGGATGGCGAAGAGCCGCGCGTGCAACAGCAGGTCGTCCCGCTGTCTGCGGCGGGAAAGATCCCGGCAGCGCCCGGTCCGCCGGCCGCGCCTCCAGCGCCGGCCAACGACGACGAGGACGAACCGCCGGCCGAGGGCGACGAAGAGGAAAACACGGATGGCGGACGGTCATGGCGGCAACTTCTCGGCGAAGCGGCGCGGCGCCATCATGTCGCCGGATGAGGCACTCGCCGATGCTCTAGGCGAGATCATTGCTCGGAACGAGCATACTTGGGCAGCCGAGCGCCGGGCGATAGCGGCCGAGGCTGCTGCGGCAATAGCCGAGTGCAAGGCAGCGCACGCCGAAGCGCGCGAGATCATGCGGCGGGAGTTTGATGAACTGTGCGGTTATCTGCGCGATGTAGAAGCGCGGGTTAAGGATGGCGAGGCCGGGCCTCCGGGTGCGCCCGGTGATCCCGGTCCGCAAGGTGAGCGTGGTTGGCCGGGTGAGCCGGGGCAGCGGGGCGAGCGCGGGGAGGCAGGACCGGCCGGTGAACGTGGCGAGGCTGGGCCAGAAGGCATTCCTGGAGCACGGGGCGAGGCCGGTCCGCCCGGCGAGAAGGGCGAACGCGGCGATGCGGGGGCACCTGGACCGGCCGGCGAGCGTGGGGAGGCCGGTGTACCGGGCGAGCGCGGGGAAGCCGGCCTAGCGGGTCCGCAGGGCGAGCCGGGTCCTATGGGCGAGCGCGGGGCACAAGGCGAGCGCGGCGAAGCTGGACCGATGGGGCAACTCCGCTCCGCGACTCACTGGAGAGGCGGCGCTATCTCCTATGCCGGCGATCTCGCGACTCACGGCGGATCGCTTTGGCAAGCGTGCTGTGATACGGCCAGAGAACCGGGCGGTGTTGATGGCGATTGGTTTCTTGTGGCGGCGGCCGGCCACGACGGACGCGATGGCCGAGATGCGCGTGAGGGCGAAGTCTGCGGCCTATTCGATGCGACTCGCACCTATGGCAAGTTCGATATCGTGTCGCTTGACGGAGGCGAGTTTCGAGCGGTGCGCGATGATCCCGGACCGTGTCCGGGCGAGGGCTGGCGCATGAGCGCGACACGTGGCAAGCGCGGATCGGCCGGCGTGCAGGGTCCCGCCGGTCCCAGTGGTCCCGCCGGAACGAGCATCGATAGCATTACGGTCGATGCGGGGGTCCTGGTGATCGGAATGTCAAACGGCTCTAGTCACGCCATCGACCTTGTGCCTATCGTAAGATCTCTAGTGGCTCGCGAAGCGCGGGAAGTAAACGGATAGAGGGAAAGGACCCCCGAAAATGTCGATCTCTGACACGACCGAAAATGCAATCCTCGCGCTGGTATTCAATGCGACGACCTGGGCGAACTACGCCATCAACGCCACAACCACGCCCGAAGCAAACATCGTTGTCGCGCTTCATACGGCGGATCCAGGCGATACCGGCACGATGGCAACATCGGAAGCCACTTATACCGGCTACGCCCGAGTCAACGTTGTGAGAACGACCAGCGGATGGTCGGCGCCTTCCGGAGGCAGCACGTCGCCGGTCGCGAATATCGACTTCGGTGCTGGAACGGCCGGCTCCGGAACGGTAACGTTTTTCTCGACTGGCAAGAGCGGCGGCGGTGCAGCGGCGATTCTGTGGAGCGGTGCGGTCTCGCCTTCGATCGTAACCGGCAACGGTGTTACACCAAGGCTGACGACGGCGACGACGGTAACCCTGGACTAAGCCTAATGGACAAAGCGGCGGCGATGCTCGACATGCTAGAGCGCTGTGACGTGCAAGGCGTCCGGCGTCTTTGGCGCAAGCTGGAACCTACGCAGCCGCAGCCGCTAGACGATGCGGCTGCGCTGGTCGCGCTTCACGCGGCCCGGACGAAGTGCCAAGGGGTAACCTTCAAGGCGCGAGCCTATTCGCACGCATGGCTTATGGATCGCGGCTACCCATCGCTCTTGCCCGACGAACTCCGGCCGATGGCACATCGGGTTTACCCGGTGATCGCGAGCGCGGTAGGATTCGCCATGAAAGGCACTTCCCCGCAAATGCGCGAGATCATTCCGGCCGTTCAAAAGGATGTGTCGGACGCGATCGAGGAAGCGGCCGCAGATGGGCGATTGCTCGACTCGCCGTTCGTCCGCGCCCGCATCATCGAAACCAAAAACCGCGCCGTCCGGCGCTATCTGTAAGGAGAGAGCAATGCCGAGAGGACGCAAGGCATCGGCGCCGAAGGGCGGCGGAGATCAGAACGAAGCGAGGATCGTCGAAGCGGTCGGCACGGCTGGCGGCGGCGGCAACGTTGCGGGCGGTCTAGGCAAGCGGATCGAGGAAGCTATGTCCGCCGCAGCGGCTAAGGCAATGTCGGAAGGCGCTCCGGTGGAAGCTCAGCGGGCGGCCATGCAGGACGCGCGTCGAACGGTTGTGAAAGAGGCAGCCGAGGCCGATGCACGCGCCAGGGACGGCGACGGTGCTTCCGTTGAGCCGGATAACCGGAAGTAGCAAACACTGTGGCCAATACCACATACCCGATCCCGACCAACCAGCAAGCTCGCATGGACGAGGCTCTCGCGGCGCTCGCGATGCATTTGCCAACCTATCGGGCACTTTACAATGCCGATCTGGTGTCGGTGACGAGGTCCGGAGCGAACTGGAATATTATTTTGTCGAACCCAGTTCCTGCAGAGGAATCGCGGCATATCCGATTGACTACCTGAAGGAGGCGCGGCCATGGGTCTGATGTTGCCGCGACCTAGTCGAAGGATGCACGGCATCGAGTGGGGCGCCACTACGCCAACTCAATACGTTCTCGACAAGGTAACAATCACGACCGTCACGGCCAATGTGAAAACGGGATGGTCCGAGCTTTCGGCATCCTGTCCATACCACTCCTATGGCTTCTCGATCGGCGTTTCCAATACCGCCGCATCGGCTACCGCTCGTCGCGTCCTGCTAGATATCGGCGTCGGCGCGGCAGGGTCGGAGGTCGCAATCCTTTCAAACTTTCCCTGCGGCGGCGGATCAATCCAATATATCAGCAGTAAATATACCAAGTTTTTTCCGCTCTTTATCCCCAAAGGAGCGCGGGTCTCTTGTCGCATCCAAGGCGCGCAAACGGCCGTTGCTGCACATGTCGGAATAACCTTTCACAGTAGCGATAACGGATCGTCTCCCTTTCCGATGTTTCAACAAGCGGACGTGTTGGGGGTAAGCACGGCGACATCGAACTCGACTGACGTGTCTATGGGAACCCAAGGCGCAGTTAGCGCTTGGGCCAGCTTCGGCTCGCCAACCACGAGGTTTTATGATGCGCTGGACTGCTACGTTCAATTGGCGTCAGCCGATTCGGCTATTACCGGACTTGTCTATTTCGACGTAGGGATTGCGAGCACGCTATTCGGATCTTGGCTTTTTACGACGGACGGCGCCGAGGTGATAAGTGGCGCTCATCCAGATCTTCCGATCCTTCGTCACATCCCGTCCGGGAGTCAACTGCAATATCGATCTACGCCAGCAACCAGCGTAAGCGACTCTTTCGGGTTAGCTTTCATCGGGTATAGGTGAGCGATGTTTGGCGACCGGAAATCTCGCTCCTCATATTTCTACAACAACGCGGAGGTCAACTCTCTGTCGACGACTCTGCATGGCGACGCTGTAGTTACAGGAGCGTCCAATGTCGAAGGAGCATGGGTCCAGTTAATTGCAGCAACGGCCAGCGATGTCTATGGGTTGGTGGTAACGATCAACCGAGGTGCATCAGGCGCGGCATCTCGAGAGATTATTGCCGACTTCGGTATAGGTGCGGCCGGATCGGAGGTGCCTATAATCTCTAACCTGATCGGAAACAGTCCAACGAACAGCAATTTCGGCTTCCAGAACGTCCGGTTTTTTCCGATCTTTATTCCAAAAGGGACAAGGATCGCGTGCCGTATACAGGCAAACGCTGCCATGACTTTGGATGTGGGCCTCGTCCTTTACGGCGGCTTCGACCAACCGCCTTGGCCGGTCTTTTCAGGCGTCGAAACGCTCGGGACGATCACGGGTAGCGGCTTCCCCGGCGTGACCCCAGGAGCTTCCGGCGTCTTCGGATCATGGACGACGATCGGCACAACTACGCGGCCGTGGGGCGGGTTTCATGTCGCAATGCAAGGTCCGGGCGCGACCGCTTGGACGACGCAAATGGGACACTGCGAAATTGGTTACGATAGCGTGGCTCTCACCACCAAGCCTTACGCTCTCTCCACTAACGAGGCAGTACATCAGCCGCACGAAATGATGCCGGAAATGATACCGATCCCGGCGGGGAAAATAATGCAAGTCCGGCTAAAAAATAACCAAGGCACCGCGCAAAACGTCCCTGTAGCACTGTATGGGTTGTACTGATCATGGCCATAAGCGAACCGTATTCCAGTACCGGACTTACCGTATCGACGACGGAGCTATCCATCGTTTCCGGAACATCGACCTTGCAGAACGTCACGGACGACGGGATCTATCAATGCTTCCTGGATCTTAACGCCCTAGTGGCCGGCGACGCATTCGACTTCTCGATCTATGAGAAGGTGGCGGCTGCGAGCACGAAGCGAAAAGCGTTTATTGCGTCCTTCGCTCATGCGCAGGGCGCCGACAATGCGGTCTGGATCAGTCCGTCCCTGGTCTTGCTGCACGGGTGGGATATGACTCTAATCCGAACGGCCGGTGTTGATCGCGCCATCGGCTACTCGATTCGGAAGATCGCATAATCGATGCTCGTATGGTTTGGCCCACTCCTCCAAGGCGCCGCGCAAACTCAGGCGGGGGCTGGAGGCGTAACGGCGGCGGTTGGAACGGCGGCGGGTGTTGGCTCGGCCGCAGCAACCGGCGCCACGGCCGGCGCGGGCAGCGTAGGCACGGCGGCCGGTGTAGGCGCTGCGGCGGCGACTGGCCGGGCCACCATAGCGCGGGCTGGCACGGCGGCTGGCGTAGGCGCCGCGAGCGCTACGGGGGCAACGACCGGCGGCACGATTCGGTACATCTCTCCATCCGGCAATGATACGACCGGAACCGGAGCGATCGGCGCTCCGTATCGCAAGATCTCCAAGGCCGTTTCGGTTTCGGCTGCTGGCGATACCGTCCTATGCCGGGGAGGCACATACACTTACAGCGGCGGTACAACTGGCCGAGATAACGTTACCGGTTCGGGATCGTCCGGCGCCCGCATCAAGATAGAAAACTATCCCGGCGAAGTCCCGATCTTTGACGGCAACGGCCTAACGAACTTCGACTCGTCCCAAAATGGATCACTGATCTACGTCACTGGATCATGGCTTCACTTTAAAGGTCTTGAGTTTACACGTGCGCCCACCGCCGGGATCATGATCGAGGGCGGTTCTAACAATATCATTGAGAACTGCAAAGGATATCGCAACGGCTTCGGTTCCGCATTTGAAGGATGGGGCTTCGCCATTTGGGGCGCGTCCGGCAATAACCTTCTCCTGAACTGCGACGGTTACTTCAACAGAGACACAGCCGGCACGGGCGGTAACGGAGACGGCTTCTATACGCGGCCGACGAGCACCGGAAACATCCTTCGCAATTGCCGCGCCTATCGAAACTCGGACGATGGATTCGACGCATATATGACGGTATCCGGCACGCAAGCGCCGGTGACCTTTGAGAATTGTTGGGCCTATGAAAACGGGTACGCGGAAGACGGTACGACCCGCCTAGGAGACGGCAACGGCTTTAAAATGGGCGGCTCCTCCGGGACCGCCGTCAACGGTCGACACGTCTATAAGCAATGTTTTTCGTTCCGAAACGCGGCGAATGGATTCGATGTAAACAGCAATACATCGGCGGGAATCTTCCTATATAATTGCACCGCATTCGGAAATATTCGAGACGCATCAGCTGGGTGGGCCGAGATCGTCATGGACGATTTCACATCCGGCACCCACACGCTTACCAATAATCTTGCTGTCCGGACGAACGGCAACGCCGGAATACTGAGCCTTGGCTCGAAGGTCGTCGAGACCACCAACTCGTGGCAGGGCGGACGGGTTGTTTCTGCGGCCGACTTCTCATCCATCACCGCATTCGCCCAAGCGACGGCTGCCCGTCAGTCGGACGGATCTCTGCCGACTATAACGACGTTCATGCAACTCGTGCCGGGGTCGGATCTAATCGACTTCGGCACGCCGATTTCGGGCATCACCTATTACGGCACCGCTCCGGATCTCGGCGCATTCGAGCGTGTGGTTCCGACTGCTATATCTGCCGTTGGCACAGCGGCGGGCGTAGGCGGCGGGACCGGCAACGGATCGGTTATCCCTACCAGCATCGCATCACGTGCGGGTGTCGCAAGCGGTAGCGGGTCGGCGAGTGGCGCAAGTCCAGCGACCGCGATCATTTATATTTCCCCGACCGGGAATGACTCGACGGGCACCGGCAGCATTGCGTCTCCGTTCCGGAAGATTAGCCGGGCGGTCGCTGAGGCCGATTCGACGGGCCTCCGGACCATCTATTGCAGAGGGGGGACGTACACTTACAGCGGAGGCAATTCAGGGCGAGACAACGTAAGCGGATCCGGGGATCCCGGAAACCCTATCGTGATCATGCCAGCGCCGGGCGAGACGCCGATCTTCGACGGCAACGGCTTGACGAATATTGACTCGTCCGAAAACGGCGCACTGATCTATGTCACCGGATCTTGGCTGCACTTCGTCGGACTTCAGTTCACACGCGCGCCAACGGCCGGTCTCCTAATTTTCGGCGGATCAAACAACATCGTCGAAAACTGCAAAGCCTATCGCAATGGATTCGGCTCGCAGTTCGAGGGGTGGGGGTTCGTCCTTTGGGGCAACGCGGCAAATAACACTTTCCTGAATTGCGACGCATACTTCAACGCGGACTCGGCCGGAGACGGCAGCAACGGCGACGGCTTCTATACGCGCCCGCTCGGAACCGGGAACCTGCTGCAGGGATGCCGATCCTATCGAAACTCGGACGACGGGTTCGATACCTTCATTACCACTTCTGGCACCGAAGCAGCCGTCACCTTCGAAAATTGTTGGGCTTATCGCAACGGGTATGGCGAGGATGGGACGACTCGTCTCGGCGATGGCATGGGCTTTAAGATGGGTGGTGCGACAGGCACCTCCGTTGACGGCCGGCACATCTATAAAAGGTGTCTCGCGTGGGAAAACGCGGCGAATGGGTTTGATGGAAACTCGAATAACTCCGCCGGCCTATTTCTATACAACTGCACGGCCTACGCGAATATTCGAGATTCCCTAGCCGGATGGGGGCAGTTCGTTCTCGACGACGTTACAACCGGCGCGCACACGATTACGAATTGCCTAAGTGTAAGCTCGGGCGGTGGTGCTGGAGTCAACGATCTCGGAACCAAAGCCACTCAAACGACGAACTCGTGGCAAGGTGGCCTTACCGTATCCTCGGCGGACTTCGTAAGCCTCACGGCAACGACTGCGGAAGGTGCTAGGCAATCGGACGGATCTCTGCCGTCCACAACCTTCCTAAGCCTTGTGTCCGGCTCCGACTTAGTTGACGCCGGCACAGTCGTAAGCGGGATCTCTTATACGGGCACCGCTCCGGATATCGGAGCGATCGAGCGCGCGGCAGTCTCGACGACAAATGGCGTCGGCGCTGCGTCCGGATCGGGTGCCGCTTCGGGTGTTGGCCGATCGACTGCGGCGGATGCGGCGGCGGCTTCGGGCGTTGGCGCGGCGAGCGGCGTCGGAGCTTCAACCGCAGCGGACGCAGCGGCGGCGAGCGGCGTCGGTGCGGCGGCCGCAACGGGCGCGTCTACGGCGGCCAGCGCTGGTACCGCAACGGGCACGGGCGCCGCGACTTCGACCACAACAGCGATCCAGTTCCGGGCCGGGTCGGCAGCCGGCGTCGGCGGCGGAACTGCAGTCACCACGGCAATTACTGCGGCGGTTGGCACGGCCAGCGGTACGGGTGTGGCGGCCGGATCGAGTGTGGCCGGAACAATCTCATCGGCCGCAGGCACAGCGGCGGGTGTTGGATCGACATCAGCAACCGGCGCCGCAACAGCATCCTCTCCGGGCACAGCGGCCGGCGTTGGCGCTACGAGTGCAGTCGGAAGGGCTATTCAATTCCGGGCCGGCTCGGCGGCCGGGGTCGGTTCCACGGCTGCGGTCAGTACGGCGAGCGCTGCGGCAATCGGCACGGCGGCCGGCACGGGTACGGCAGCCGGTTCAAGTGCGGCTGGTACAATCTCGGCGGCGGCCGGTGCTGCAAGTGGTACGGGCGCGGCGGCCGCAACCGGAAAGGAGATTTACCGTAAGGTCGACACTCTTAAGGACGACTTCTTCTCGGGCCTTGATAGCGCCAAGTGGACGCTAGGATCTGGGTTCTCGCCTGTCGATTACCAATTTGCCGATGGCCAAGCTCGGCTCTTCGCAGACACGTCCTACGTCGAATTTTTCTCGACCGATTGGTGGGACCTTACCGGGGTCCGATACTTTATAGAGCTTGAGAAGTACACCGCAGGAAGCGGGGTGGAAGCTTATGTATTTCTCAGATCAAACGACAATGCAAATCAGCAATACTTTGTTATTATTACCGGCGGCGCAATATTTATGTCCGGTAACGAAAACGGTGGTTACGTAACGTACGGGTCAAGCATTGCATACAACCCGGCCGTTCATAAGTTCCTCGGCCTTCGCGAGAGCGGCGGCACGATATACGCCGAGTACTCGACCGATGGTTCAACCTGGACGGCTATCAATAACCGAACGGCGGCCTTTGCTCTTGATCGTATAAGGGTTGCGTTCGGCGCGGGAGATTATCAAACCGATAGTCGCGCCGTAATCGAATTCGACAACGTCAACATCGTCCCGACTGCGGCGGTCGGCACTGCAACCGGCACGGGCGCTACGGTCTCGATCGGGACCGCGATTACGGCGGCCGTAGGCACGGCCAGCGGAACCGGTACAGCTTCCGGATCCAGCGTTGCCGGAACCATTTCCTCCGGGGCCGGCACGGCGGCGGGCACGGGCGCAACATCAGGAACCGGGCGAGCAACGACGGCCGTTGCGGGTACGGCGGCCGGCGTAGGCTCAACCAATGCGACGGGCCGTGCGACAACGAGCGCCCAAGGCACGGCGGCGGGGATTGGCACGACTACCGCGACCGGTAGATCTACCGCGATCGGCCAAGGCACGGCGGCCGGCGTCGGCGCCGCAGTTGGCAGCGGCTCCTTCTCGGCGCAAGGCGCGGGAACCGGTATAGCGGTAGGCACTGGCGCGGCAACGGCGACAGGTCGGGCAACGACGGCGGTCCCTGGCACGGCGGCGGGCGCGGGTGCTGGCACGGCCGGCGGCCAAGCGATAACGGCACGGGCGGTTACCGCTCCGGGTGTCGGCGCGGCGGTTGCTGCAGGTTCGCAAGTCGCTGCGGCGACAGGCACGGCGGCGGGCGCGGGTGCCGCATCGGCACCATCGACGGCCGGCACGATTGGCTCCGGTGTTGGCACGGCGGCCGGCATTGGCAGCACGGCGGCCCAGGGACGGGCCACCACGGCCGGAACCGGCGTCGTGGCGGGGATTGGCGCCGCGACTGGTCGAGGCGCCTCCACGGCTTCCGCAACAGGCACAGCGGCGGGCGTCGGAACAGCACCGGGCATCTCGCCGATTATCACCATCGTGGCCGGTGTTGGCACGGCGGCGGGCGCGGGTGCGACCGGTGGCACTGGACGATCGACTGCGGCCGCTCGGGGAACGGCAACAGGTGCGGGCACGGCGATCGGGTGGTATGTCTCGCCGCGAGTAGCGACACGAACACGAGTCGGATCATTGGGCGCGGCGCCCACAAGGCCGGGACAACAGGAGCACACGAGGGATGGCAACCAAGCCAGTTACCTTTCCCGCCGTCGAACCGGTTAGCCTTGCTGAGGCGAAGGCGCACCTTCGGATCGATCATCCCGATGAGGACGCTCATATCGGAAGCCTGATCTCGGCGGCGAGGAAATACATCGAGAAGCAAACGCAGCGGGCACTTGCGACGCAGACCTATCGCACGACCTTAGATTCGTTCCCGACCACTTCGGACATCCGCCTTGATATCGGTCCGGTGATTTCTATCACCTCGATCAAGTACGATGACATCGACGGTCTGGAGCAAACATTGACGGCCGATAACTATGTTCTCGACAATGTCAACGAACCTGGATGGGTGATTCCGATCGAGGCAGGTTGGCCGGCAACTGTCGATGCTATCAATGCGGTGCGAGTGGACTATGTAGCCGGGTGGGAAGCGGGCACGTTTCCTCCCGATCTAAAATTCGGAATCCTCATGCTTGTCGGTCACTGGTATAACAACCGAGAAGCTGTCTCGGGTGATAACATGTCGGAGCCTCCGCACTCGGTACATCGCATCATCCACAACTATCGCGCGTTCATCTAAAGGAGATATGGCATGGCACTTCGTACAAGCATCGTCGCACAGATCGGCGCCGAGCAAGTTTCTGCACTCGATCTTGGATCCGGCGAGTTCGACTTCGTCAAGAAGTTGGGCGTGTCGCTCGCCGATGGCGTGCTCACCGGACAGGCAAACAAGCTGTTTACCGACAAGCGCACCTTGGCCGCATCCGCCACGGAGAATCTCGATCTTGCTGGCGTGCTCGTCGACGCCTTCGGTACCGTGATCACTTTCGCGGCGGTGAAGGCGCTTATGATCACGGCGGCCGATGCCAACGTCAACGACGTGGTTATCGGTAACGCTGCGGCAACCGCATGGGTCGGACCTTTCGGGGCCGGTACTCATACGGTCGCGATTCGGCCGGGCGGTGTCGCAATGTTCGTTGCGCCGAAAACCGGATGGGCGGTAGGCGCTGGCGCGACCGACTTCCTCAAGGTCTTGAACGGGGGAGCCGGTTCGGCCGTTGAATACGATATCGTCGTAGTGGGGATCTAATCATGCCATGGATCAGGTTTAACGAGCGATTCGACTACACCGTGAAAAACCGTCGCGGGCAACCGACAACGGTCTATCAGCCGGGGATGGTTGAGTTCGTCACACGCGCTCGCGCCGAGGCTGCCATCGAAGCGGGCAAGGGCGAAGCGACACAGAATCCGAAGAAGGCGAAAAAGACGGATGTTGCAACTGATCGGCCAGATGCGGGAACGGGTAGCGTTCGATAAGCGTGTCCCGGTTGCCGATGAACTCGGAAACGAGCAGGGCGACTGGACAGAACAGCTTGTCGTTTGGGCGCGTATCCGGCCGCTCGTCGGCGGCGAAACCGTTCAAGGCGCGCGCCTGGGCGGGGAACAGCCTGTCGTGATATCGATCCATTCGTCGGCGGACGCGAAGGAGATTCGTCCGGACTGGCGGGCGCGGGATGCACGGACCGGAACGCTGTACAATATCCGGACCGTGACAAACACCGACGAACGCGGGGCGTATATCGACATCACGGCTACAGCGGGGCAGGCGATCGGCTAATGGCAAACTTTTCGGTCGAGAAGTACAAACGCGGTCTCGCCAGAATCCCGCCTGCTGTGAAGCGTCAATCCTTTCTGGCGCTGATCAAAGGCGCGGACAGAATGCTTGGCGCAATGCGCCTCTTCGTTCCCAAGGAGGACCGCGCGCTAGAAAAGTCGATCCGAGCCGAGCAAGATCCATCACTTCTGCGCATTACCTTGAAGGCTGGTGGCCCTTCGACAACACGTCCGGTTAGGCGCGGTGTGAAGACGACATATGACTACGCTCTAGCTCAGGAGTTCGGAACCGCGAACCATCAGGCGCAACCGTACTTCTGGCCGGGATATCGCCTCTTCCGAAAGCAAACTCGGGCGGCCGTGAACCGGGCAATGAAGAAAGCGATTCGGGAGCACTTTGGAAAATGAGCGATCCGATGCTTGCCCTGCAGAAAGCACTCGTCGCCCGGCTTAAGGCTGCATCGACCGGTGCCGGCGCAAGCGTTTACGATCGCGTTCCGGATTCCGATCCGTTCCCGCGAATCACCATCGGCGAAGGTCAAACGCTAAAGGACAATCAGGACTGTCGACGCGGCTCCGAAGTGTTCCTTGAGGTGCATGTGTGGTCCCGCGAATACGGGTTCGGAGAGGCGAAGACCATCACGAGCGAAGTACGCGAGGCGCTCGACGAGGCCGAAAGTTTCCTTGCACTCGACGGGCATATCTTAGACCTTCTCGATTTCGAGGAGGCTAGGTTCCTTCGTGATCCGGACGGTCTGACGAATCATGTCGCAATGTCCTTCCGCGCACTGACGCAACCGGCAACATAGGAGCGCAAGCTGTGGCCGCACCGACGACCCTTCGGGGAACCAAGCTACTAATTAAACTCGGCAATGGTGGAACGCCGGAAGTATTTACGGCGCCGTGCGCGCTCGCGACCAAAGCGTTTAACCGGTCGACCAGCGTGAACGAATTTAATGTCGCGGATTGCGACGACCCTGATGCACCGGTTTGGACCGAGCGCGTGAAGGGAGCCATCTCGGCCGGCGTGTCTGGATCCGGAACGCTCGCGGAGGAAAGCCTCAACTTGTACGAAGAGTTTTTTTCGCAGGTTGATCCTCGAAACGTGCAGGTCGTGATCGACTACCCCGTAGGCGCTCGAACCTATCAAGGGTTGTTCCACATGACGACGTTCAATATCACCGGGGAGCAGGACGGTCTAATCCAGGTCGAGCTTGAACTTGCATCCAGCGGTGAAGTGGCGGTCGTCTGATGTCAGAAGACGGATCGATTACGCTTACTTGGGCGGATGGCGACCACGTCTTTCGAACTCGCCTGGGCGAGTGGCGGGAGATCCAAAACACCTGCGGCGCCGGACTCATTGAGATCATGGACCGGCTGCAGTTTAGGCGATGGAAGGTCGACGATGTGCGCGAGCCGATTCGGGTCGGCCTTATCGGCGGAGGAATGATTCCTCCGAAGGCAACCGCGCTCGTCAAACGCTACGTTGACGATCGTCCTCTTGCAGAAAGCGTCCCGATCGCGATGGCCATCCTCATGTGCGCGATCGTGGGTGTTCCGGGAGATCCGCCGGATGGTGATCGATCAAAAAAAGAGGACGAGGCGCCAACGACGAGCGTTGGGACGGTCGCCTCCGATTCTCCATCATCTATGGATCCGGAGCCGTTCTCGGATTCTCCCCTAGTGAGGTCGACGGAATGAGCTTGTGGCAGTTCGCATGCTGCATGGAGGGATGGCGCCGTAGTCACCAAACCGAAGAAGACAAGCTAGAGCCTCCGACTCGCGAGGAGTTCATGGATCTAATCGAGAAGTATGGCTG